GCTGCATTTGCTGTTGCCATATTTTACTCCTATGTTCTCTGCGCTCTTGGTAGACCCTCAGAGTAAGCGTCAGTGTTCTCTCTTGCCTCTCCGTAATCTTTAAGTCTTGTTAATTGATCCATAAATCTTTTCTCATATTGCTGTATTAAGTCAGGCTCACCTTTCATAAATATATAAGCATCTACCAATGATCCAAACAATAATGCAAATGGCGCATTAGTGCTTAACCATGTTGTACCACTTTCTGCACCAGCAGTTAAGCTAGTGGGTCTATAATAGTAATGTAATTCTATTGCATAATTTGAGTTTGGGGTAGGGCCAACGATAAAATTATTTGCATCAAACTGTGCATAAAATCTTGGCTTTGCTGTGGAAGATGAAGCGTCATATGCTTCTTGTATGAAGTTTACATCTTTTTGTAAAAGGAATGATTCACTACCTGCTGTAGTAATTTGAAATGAAAAAGATGCTAAATAATCTGTTGGTATTGTTACAAACTTATCGCTTGTTGTTAATGCTGATGTGACATTCTTTCTGAATATCTCTAGATCAACATTCTTAAATATTCTTTCTTCTGCTGCTTTGATAAAATCAGACAAGTGACTTACAAAGGATGTTTCTGTGTTGTCAGTATAATCCTGTATTGCTGTCTTTAACTGTGCAAATGTAAAGCTCATCTAAGCCTCCAAAGTAACTGGTCCAACTGTAGCAAACACACCACCTCCAGTAACCGATCCTGCAGTTGATTCTGCTGCAATAGTGATAGTGTATGTGTCATCTGTTAGTTTAGTTATAGCATATCCTGTAGCTAATTCAAAGTTTGCGGCTGTTAATCCATCAAATCCCAAACAATTTCTAAACCTTACTGTATCTGATGTAGATCTACCATGATCCTTTTCAGTAACAGTAACTACAGTGCTGCCACTATCTGCTGCCGCAGTTGTAAAAGGATTGACCAGCAATAGCCTTTCTGTAGCAGGCTCTACTCTATCTGGTCTTGCATTTAGAAGTGATTGCTCATCATCTACTTTTATTCTACCTAAATGATTCTGTGGATGATCTGGGTCAACTACATCATAGCCAACCATCAACCCTGTTTTAGAGCCGTTTCTAATCTCTGGTATTAGTTCCCTAAGCGGATATCTAAATCCTGTCTTATCACATATACCAAATGCATATTTACCAACTGAATAAGGCATTACTTCTCTTTCTTTGATTTATAGAAATATTCTTCGCTATCTCCAAATCTCTCTAGTTTGTTTTCATTCTCTACCTGATAATAATGTGTACTAACTTTAAAATCAGGTGTTAATGGATCTGCAGGTGTTAAACTATTATCATATATTCTAGTTCTATTATTAGGATACAAACAATACTGCCCGTTTTCTAATTCTATAATATTGTGCGACTTGTGTTCTTCTGGTGTTTCACTAGTGCTAAAGTCAACTGTGTCTATGTCACCATGATAATTATCAAGTGTGGCTACATAAGATCCCTTAACTGCACCCGCATCT